ACGTGAGCCGCTTTGACTTCCCCGAAGCCGTAACAGAAACGGACATGAGGGAGCCGCACCAGCCCTGACCCGGCGATGCCTGAGCTCCTCCAGGTCGCTTGAACAAGTTGGCACGAGCGCTTGTTCGCACCCTTGGAGGACTTCCCCGATGCATCACCCACAAGATTCACAACCCAACGCCACACCCCAAGCCGTTCTGGCGCTGGACCTGGGCACCACGACTGGCTGGGCTCTGAGCCTGCCGGATCGCTCGGTCACACACGGCTATGTCAGCTTCAAGCCCCAGCGATTCGAGGGTGGCGGTATGCGCTACCTGCGCTTTCGTCGCTGGCTCGATGAACTCCTGGCTACGACGGCCCCGAGAGGCGCCGCATCTGGGCTGGACGCGGTTTATTTCGAGGAGGTGCGCCGTCACCTTGGAGTTGATGCCGCGCACGCTTACGGCGGCTTTCTGGCAACCCTGACCAGCTGGTGCGAGCACCAAAAGATCCCGTACCAAGGCGTCCCCGTGGGCACGATCAAGCGCCATGTGACTGGTAAGGGAAACGCTGGAAAGTCCGAGATGGTTTCTGCTGTGCGTGCCCGAGGCTACCTGGTGGCTGATGACAACGAGGCTGATGCCTTGGCTGTTTTGGACTGGGCATTGGCGCAAAGCGCCGGGCGCACTGCGGGAGGTGCCCGCCATGGCTAAAAAACCGCTCACTCAACCCCTGGAGCACGGCAGTGTCGTTCGCCTGGTCGGCGGCCGGCTTGCCGAGTGGAACAGCCTTGCCGAAGAAGGCACGAGCTACCGCACCGAGCACTTTCGCTGCATCGACTCCCTGGGCATCTTGCTTCGCAACGGCTCAATCACTCCTCAAATGCACGACGCAGGCCAGGACTTCAACCGAACCTTTGTCTTTGCCCAGATGGATCCGGCAGGCGCTCCGCCGCTCACCCGCATTCCCGGTGGTCAGTGGAAGGACAGCATGACCGAGCGGGTGGTCTGGGCACGCAAACGCATGCATGAGGCGCTCGACGCGGTAGGCGGAATCAGCAGCCCGGGAGGCTGCGCCGTGTGGCATGTGGCAGGTCTGGGTCGCAGCGTGAAAGAGTGGTCTGCCGTTGAGGGGTGGAACGGCCGAACGCTCAATCAGTACGAGGCCAAAGGCATCCTGGTCGGTGCGCTCGCAGTGCTGGCAGTTCACTACGGATATTCACGCTGAAAGTGCTTGACCAATATATATCGAAGAGCTAGTATTCAGCTAATCACTCAAATCACGCCCGCCCAGTTCATCTCGGTGGGCGTTTTGTTTTCTGCCCTTCAAACCCGCCCCATGCACCCGGTGCTGCGAGGCGGGTTTTTCATTTCAGGCCATCATGAACCCCATCAAACTCGAATACCGCGCGGTTGATTCGTTGATCCCCTATGCGCGCAATGCCAAGCAGCATTCCGACGCTCAAGTGGCTCAGATCGCCGCCAGCATTCGTGAGTTTGGCTGGGGTGCACCCATCCTGATCGATGGCGCGAACAACGTCATTGCCGGCCATGGTCGGCTGCTCGCTGCTCGCAAACTCGGTCTTGCCGAGGTTCCCGTGGTGCCCATGGAGCACCTCACCGACACCCAGCGCCGAGCATTGATCCTGGCCGACAACAAGATTGGTGAGAACGCATCTTGGGAGGACGAGCTGCTTGGCATCGAGTTGTCTGAGTTGAAGGACGCTGGCTTTGACCTTGGCCTCACAGGCTTTACCACTGAGGAGTGGGAGGCTCTGATTGCCGGCGACGAGCAGACCCAAGACGGCTTGACCGATGAAGATGCGGTACCTGAGGTCACTGAGACTCCGGTCTCCAAGCCAGGTGACATCTGGGTACTTGGTGAGCACAAGCTGCTGTGCGGCGATGCAACCAAGGCCGATGACTATCAAGCCCTACTCGGCGAGGAGTTGGTGGACATGACCTTCACCGACCCGCCTTACAACGTGAACTACGCCAACACCGCCAAGGACAAGATGCGCGGTAAGAACCGCCCCATCATGAACGACAACCTGGGCGAAGGGTTCGGTAGCTTCTTGTTCGATGCCTGCGACAACATCCTCAATCGAACCAAGGGCGCGGTGTACATCGCCATGTCCTCCAGTGAACTCGATACCCTGCAAGCTGCGTTTCGCGCCGCTGGTGGCAAATGGTCCACCTTCATCATCTGGGCAAAGAACACGTTCACGCTCGGACGGGCCGACTACCAGCGTCAGTACGAACCCATCCTCTACGGGTGGAAAGACGGTGCCGATCACTACTGGTGCGGTGCTCGCGATCAGGGCGATATCTGGAACGTCAAGAAGCCCGCGAAGAACGACCTGCACCCCACCATGAAACCGGTGGAGTTGGTCGAGCGGGCAATCCGCAACAGTAGCAAGACCCGGGACCTGGTGCTGGATCCCTTTGGCGGCTCAGGCTCGACCCTGATTGCTTGCGAGAAGTCAGGGCGCAGAGCCCGACTCATCGAACTCGATCCCAAGTATGTGGACGTGATTGTTAAGCGTTGGGAAGAGTTCACCGGGAAAAAAGCCACCCGGCTGGGAGAGCCTGCGGATGAGGCACTCGCCGAGGTTGATCAGGCTGAGATTTTGTAGATCCGGTCGCCGCCGGATTCTTTGCTGGACTGGATGTCCAGTCCGAGTTTCTTTTTGAGTGCCCCGGCCATTGCGCCGCGCACGGTGTGCTGCTTATGCCGATGTCGGCATAAGGTTCATTACGCCGATGTCTTGGTTATGCCGACCATTATCGGTAACCCGGCCTGTGTAGCGGAAAGCGCTGCGATGAAGTCGGCATAAAAAAGGTGTCACACGCATGATGAGATCCCTTATTTCAAGGAGTTCTCATGTCGATCAAACCCATCGAAGCCCAAGTTGTATGCGCCCGCGATGCTCTTTTGCAGGATTTTGAAGTTGAGCTGCTTCAGCAAGGATTCAAACCAAGTACCGTTGTCAGAAAGAAAAAACTGTTTGCTGATCTGAACGATTGGCTGCAGGTTCATGAATTATCCGTAGGCGATCTATCGTTCCAACTGGTGGATCGCTTCCTGTTTGATCGCCGGTCTGCTGGCTACGCCAGACACAAGACGCATGAAACACTGCGTCCGATCCTGAACTATCTCTATCGGCTGAAGCTCACGCCTCCCCTTAAGGCGCCAGTATCCAAAGACCCTGCCAGCGTAATTCTCGACCGATACCGAATCTTCCTGACGGCAGAGCGAAGCTTGGCCATGGTCACGGCCGCGCGGTATATCGATTGCTTGCGTCCATTCCTGTCCCAAAGGGTGCTTAATGGTGGTCTCGATCTCCGGAATCTGAGGCCGGCCGATGTCACTGCCTTCGTGGTTGCGAGGTGTCCGCAACTGAACGCCGGCGTGGCAAAACTGACGGTCACAGCGCTACGCTCGTTCCTTGGCTTTCTACATCTCGATGGCGTCACGGAGCGATCGCTCGTTCACGCTGCACCCAAGGTGCTCCGCCGTCGGCTGGCCGGTCTGCCCAAGGGGCTCGAGCCCGATCAGGTGCGTCGTCTGCTTGCTGCTTGCGATGTCGACACCGCTGTCGGTTGCCGTGATCTGGCAATCTTGACCTTGTTGGTCCGGTTAGGTTTACGGCGCGGGGAGGTTGCCAGGCTCAGGCTTGACGATATCGACTGGCGCGCAGGCACGATCAGTGTTCACGGCAAGGGCAATTGTTATGAGCGAGTGCCCGGATCTTTCGTGTGCCGCCTCACATGATTGCGGATCTGGACCGCGCCACGTTTTCGAACATCGAGCAGCAGTCCCTTGAGTTCGTGATGCACACGATGACGCCCTGGGCGGAGCGCTGGGAGGCGTCGATCGGCTCCGAGTTGCTGCTCGACGGCGACGATCTGGAAGTCGATTTCGATTTTGCGAATCTGATGCGTGGAGATGCAGCCAGCCGATCGGCTTACTACCAAAGCGGCATTCAAAACGGCTGGCTCACCCGCAACGAAGCGCGCATCGCCGAGAACCTCAATCCGCTGGAGGGCCTAGACGAGCCCTTGCGACCGCTCAACATGGTGGAGGAAGGTGACGCCGAGGAGGCCGAACCCGCTGATGCTGGGATGAACACCGAAAGAGATCAGCAGGAGCCGGTCGATGAGCAAGCTCGCGGGCGGCTACGTGCCGTGCTGACAAGTGCGGCTGAACGCTGGGCTCGTCGCATCAGTCGCTCTGGCGCGATTGATGAAAAGGAGATCGGCCTCATTGCAGAAGCTTTGGCCGTACCCATGGCAGACGCCGAGCGCTGGGCACAAGAACAGGACGGTCGGGATCTTTCAGAGCCAGACCTGTGCCGATCACTCATCCAACTGGGAATGAATTCATGAATCACCAATTGCTGGTCGCCGAGTTTCTGGCGACCCCCTGGGCCTTGATGCCCGAAAGACTTAACGCCCTGGCAGGCGTGGTCATGCGCTGGTCTGCAGGCATCCCTGCTGAGTCCGAGAACATGATCCGAATCCAGGCCGATCGCGTGATCCGCGACTCGCGACGTCAGGCCGCGGCAGTGCAGTCCTCTGGCGGTATCGCAGTGCTGCCGCTGTATGGTGTGGTCACTCAGCGCGGGAATATGGTCGAGGATGTTTCCGGGCCGGGCAGCACCAGCACGCAGCAATTCTCTGCAGCGCTGCGCCAGTTGCTTGCCGACGATACGGTCGGCCAGATCCTGATCGATATCGACAGCCCGGGTGGCAGTGTCTACGGGGTGGCCGAGCTTGCCGACGAAATCCAGTCCGCCCGCAGCCAAAAGCCGATCGTGGCCGTGGCCAACTCACTGGCAGCCTCAGCTGCGTACTGGATTGGATGCTCTGCCAACGAGTTCTATGTCACCCCGGGTGGAGAGGTAGGGTCAATTGGCGTGTGGCAAGCCCACCAGGACTACAGCCGCGCCTTGGATGAGGCTGGCGTCAAAACCACCCTGATCTCGGCAGGCAAATTCAAGGTTGAAGGCAACCCCTACAGCCCGTTGGATGCAGAGGCCCAATCCTTCATGCAATCCCGGGTGGACGATTACTACGCTGCTTTCACTAAGGCCGTGGCCCGTGGCCGGGGGGTGCCGATCTCCCAGGTCCGCGAAGGCATGGGCCAGGGGCGGGTGCTGGGCGCAGATGCGGCGCTGGCACAGAACATGGTCGATGGCATCGCCACCCTGGACGATGTCATCAAAAAAATGCGACGAGATGCCCGGCAACTAAGTAAGCCCGGAGCCAATCGTCTGAGGCAAGCCCGAAACGCCCTGGCTTTGCTGTAACCCCATCCCGGAACTGCTCCGTCGAGCAGCGCCAGGTCCGAATACGACTCGACGGTCGTTACCCGTTTCATTCCATCTGAGCCGCCACACCGAGAGGTGATGGGCGGCATTTTCTTTTTTGGAGAACCCAAATGAGTAAGCAACTCCGTGAACTGCAGGCCCGTAAGGCTGGCCTCATCAAGGAAGCCCGTGCGCTGACCGACCGCGCGGCAGCCGATAGCCGCGACATGAACGATGAGGAGACTTCGGCCTTTGATGCACTGAAGACCCGCATTGAGGCAGCTTCTGCGGCCATTGACCGAGAGTCGACCCTGATTGCCGAGGAGGCGCAAATGGCCATGACGGTCGATGCGTCGGCTGGCAACTACATCACTGTCACTGACAACCGCGAAGGCGACCCCAAGCATGGCTTCAAGACCGTGGGTGAATTCATGCAGGCCGTCTTCCAGGCAGAAAAGCCCGGCAAGTCGGTCGATGACCGTCTCCTGATTGGTGGTGGTCGCGGCGCTGCAGCCCCCAACACCTACGGAAACGAAGGGTCTGGTCAGGACGGTGGCTTCCTGGTCCCGCCCGAGTTCTCGCAGCAGATCTTCCGCCTGTCGCTGGGCGAGGACTCGCTGCTGCCGCTCACCGACAACGTGGAGATCAGCGGCAACAGCATGGCATTCCCCAAGGACGAGACCACCCCCTGGGGCACCAACGGGATCCGCGCCTACTGGCAAGGTGAGGCCGCCTCGGCAGTCGCCACCAAGCCTGTTCTGGGTCTCTCGACCCTGCGCCTGAAAAAGCTCATGGCCCTGGTGCCCACGACCGACGAGTTGCTGGATGATGCCAACGCGCTCACGAGCTACCTGCCCGAGAAAGTGGCCGACTCGATTCGCTGGAAGACCAACGAATCGATCCTCTTTGGGGCGGGTAACGGAGTTCCGATCGGCGCCCTGACTGCCGGCGCAACCGTCACCGTGGCCAAAGAGAGCGGGCAAGCTACGCAGACGTTGCTGCCGCAGAACTTGGCCAAGATGATCTCGCGACTGCCCACGGGCAGCTTCGCCCGCTCGGTCTGGATCGTGAACAACGATGTGCTGCCAGCGCTCTTTACCCTGACCCTGGGCAACTACCCGATCTATCTGCCCAATGGGCTGTCGGTCGGCGGTATTCAGGTCTCGCCTTACGGAACCCTGCTGGGTCGCCCGGTTTTCGTCTCGCAGCATGCCAACTCCTTCTCGGGGCAAGGGGATGTGCTGCTGGTCGACCTGTCGTACTACCAGACGATCACCAAGGCTGGTGGCTTGCAGACCGCAACCTCGATGCACCTGTACTTCGATGCTGATCTGACGGCCTTCAGGACCACCTTCCGCATGGACGGTCAGTCAAAGGTGTCCGCACCGATCTCGCCGGCCAAGGGCAGCGCAACGATGTCCCCGTTCATTCAACTGGGCGCGCGCTGATCGCCCTCACTCATAAGGAGAACACCCATGTTTCCCAATGCAAAGGGCAGTGAACTGCTCGCCATCCTGGCTACGCTCGATCCCTCCAGCCAAGCTGCTGGAACGGCCACCACGGGTTGGATTTCTGTCGCCAACCACCATGGCCTTCTGGCCATTGTCCAGACCGGCGTGATGGGCGCGGGCGCGACGCTTGATGCCAAGGTCCAGCAGGCTCAGGACGCCTCCGGCACCGCCGCCAAAGACATCGCTGGCAAGTCGATCACTCAGATCGTGAAGGCCAGCGGTGACAACAAGCAGGCACTCATCAACGTCAAACCCGAAGAATTGGACACGGTCAACGGCTTTGGCTTTGTTCGCCTGTCCGTCACGGTGGGGGTGGCAGCAAGCCAGACCGCCGCGCAGGTTCTGGGCATCAATGGCCGCGAACTGCCCGCGAACACCGCTAACCAGGCTGCTGTCGTGCAGATCGTCTGATGCCGCTGCAACTCGTCACCCCACCCGCTGGCGAGCCGGTCTCGCTTGCCGAGGCAAAGCAACACCTGCGGGTGGACGGTGGCGATGATGACCTGCTGATCGGCTCGCTCATCATCGCGGCCCGCCAGGCAGCCGAGACAAAGACAGGCAGGCAGTTGATCACTGCCCGCTGGAAGCTGGTGCTCGACGCCTTTCCAGGGCCGCCACTCATGCAATCTTCCCCTGGCGCATCATTTGGCTTGCCGGGTCACGCGATCCTGCTCGCCAAATGCCCGGTTCAGGAGGTGGTGCGCATCGAGTATCTGGACATGAATGGCACGACTCAGGTGATGCCGGCCAGTGACTATGTGCTCGATACAGCCTGCGAACCGGCACGCCTCACGCCAGTTTTTGGAAAGACTTGGCCGCCTACCTTGCCTCAGATGGGGGCTGTCTCAGTCAGCTTTGATGCGGGCTACGGCGCTGCCAGTGAAGTGCCCGAGGGCCTCAAGAGCTGGATCAAGTTGCAGGTGGGAAGTCTCTACGGGCATCGGGAAGAAATGTCCGTGCTCTCACGCGGTCGCATTGATCCGTTGCCCTTTGTAGACGGCCTGCTCGACGGGTTCAAGGTGAGCTTTGTATGAGTGTCATCGGTGCCGGGCAACTGAACCACCGCGTGCTCATCCAGCAGCCGACGACAGTCAAGGATACCCTTGGAGCTCCCACCCAAGTCTGGGCGGACGTCGCTGTCGTGTGGGCCGATATTGCCCCAGTCTCGGGACGCGAGGCGCGCATTGCAGATCGGATTGCGTCCGAGGTGAGTCACCAGATCACGGTGCGCTATCAGCCCCTCTTTGACGATCCCAGAGCGGTTGCGCAGATGCGGGTGCTGTTCAAGGGGCGCGTGTTTGCCATTCATGGTGCGCTCAACGTGGACGAGGCCAATGTCGCGGTGATCTTGCTGGCAAGCGAGGGGGTGCGTGATGGCTAGGGTCGAGACGGTGCGCATTGAGGGTCTGGCTCAGTTGGATCGGGCGCTTCGTGAGTTACCTCAGCGCGTGGCCAACCGAGGCCTACGGGCATCGGTTTATGCCGGTGCCAAGGTCATCCGCGATGAAGCCCGCGCTCGGGCGCCCAAGGCTGCGCAGTCACTTGGTCCCAAGCAGCCTCCGCCTGGAACGCTCAAACGCTCGGTGATCATGAAACACGTCCGGGAGCTTTCCGGTGGCGGCAGGCAGACGTTTTACGTGCTGGTCCGGCACGGCAAGAAGTACCGCAATCAAGGCAAGCGGGGCAATTTGTCTCAAGACGCCTGGTACTGGCGCTTTCTGGAATTCGGGACGCGAAAGATGAGCGCCCGACCGTTCTTGCGTCCTGCTCTGGAGTCACGCAGGCGCGAGGCAGTCAATGCCATCAAGGACCGTCTGGCCCAGCGAATTGAAACCGAAGCCAAGGCCCTGAATCGAGGATAGCGATGCAGGACTTTTATGACGCCATCAAGCATCTGGCAGGCGGTCAGGTGTACGCGGTCGTAGCTCCCCAAGACGCCCAGTACCCAACGCTGGTCTACACCCCAGTTGACAGCGCCAGTGTCGTCTCGCTCGACGGACCCAATCCGCTCAGGCGTTCCAGGGTGCAGGTCGATGCCTATGCCCGCACGCTTGCGCAATGCGACCAATTGCAGGACCAGGTGCTCGCAGCACTGCTCGCGGATATCCACACGGTCGCCGATGTACGCATGGGCCTGACTGATTTTGACGAGGAAGCCCGGGTCTACCGAGTGTCCGTGGACTTCACCTACTACCGCTGACCCG